TGTACGTTACTGAGTTAAGTGGCTAGACAAAAATTTGTTCATTTTGTTCCAAGACCAAAGCCTAAAAAATTAGGCAAACATAAAAAGCGTTTAAACAAAAATGAAAAAAGAAACAAAAAACTTACCAGATATAAAGGTCAAGGGCGATGAGTAAAGTTGTTGAAAAAGATGGTTTAGTAAGTGAAACTTTTATTGGCACAGAAAAAGGTGTTGTCCAAGAAAGAAAAGTTGATCACAAGCCAATTTTAGAACACAATAAAAAGCTATACACTCAAAATGATGGTTATAGTGCTGATAAAGGTTTAAAAAGAGTAGCATCTATTCCAACAATAGTTTTAGAAATTTGGGCTAAAGAATACAACAAAGATCAAAATAAAGGTAATTGGTTTGCCTTACCTAAAGATGTTCAAACTAAAATTCTAAAAGAAAAATTAAATAGTTCTGATTATAAATATTTTAGAACAGCACCAGGAAGATTTTAATGGCACTTACAAGTTATACAGAATTAAAAACGTCAATTGCTAATTGGTTAAATAGAAGTGATTTAACTACAGAGATTAGTGATGATTTTATAAAATTAGTAGAAGCTGATTTCAACTCAAAACTAAGAGTTAGAAAAATGATAGCTCAAACTAGCTTTACAATAGACTCTGAAACTGAAGCTTTACCTACTGGGTTTTTACAAGTTAGAGATATTTATATTTTAAGTGGCTCTACAAAATATCCTTTACGTTACATGACTCCACCACAAATGGATCAAGTAAGAGGAACATCAAGAACAGGGCTACCTTTAGCTTACACAATTTTAGGTGATACTTTTAGATTTATGCCTAAACCAGATTCTAGTTATACGGCTTATATTAATTATTATAAATCGTTTGATGCTTTATCGGACACTAATACGTCAAATTATATTTTAACAAATCATCCATCAATTTATTTGTATGGTGCTTTGTTTCATGCTTCAAATTTTTTAGGTGGAGTTAATCCTCAACAAGTTCAAACATGGCAACAAATGTACGCTACTGCTATGGAAAGATTAGAACAAAATGATAGAGAAGATCAATTTAGTGGATCACCTCTACAAATAAGAAGTGAGGACACAGTTTCATCACCTTTTAAAACTTTAAATGTAACTACAACTAATTCGGCTTAATTATGCAACTACCTTTTGGAGAATGGTTACCTGATCAACCTGATCATCTAAACCCTGGCTCAACTGTAGCAACTAATGTGTATCATGCTCAAAGTTCTTATAAGCCAGTTAAAGGTTTGGTGGCTTATAGTGGTGCATCTAATGTAACACAAAATGCAAAAGGCGCAGGAAGTTTTAGAGATAATACAAACACAGTTTTTACATTTGTTGGTACGAAAGATAATATTTATAAATTAACAAGTGGAACTTTTACAAGTGTTAAAGGTAGCTTAACCATAAGTGGTAGCGATACTGATTTTTTTACATTTACTCAATTTGGCCAATACATAATTGCAAGTAATGGAGTTAATCCTCCAATGTATTATTTAATGGGTACTTCAACTAACTTTGCTACGCTACAAAGCATAGCAACAAGTGGAACTGTACCTAGTAAGTTTAGAGTAAGTGGTGTTATTAGAGATTTTTTAGTAACAGGTAATATTGAGAACGCTAAAAATAGAGTTCAATGGAGTGGTATCAACGATATATCAACTTGGGAAGCTGGTATAAGTTCAAGTGATCAACAAGATTTGCCAGGCTCAGGGGGTCAGGTTGTTGCCATAACTAGTGGTGAGGTCGGATATGTATTTAGACAAAACCAGATTATTAGGATGGACTTTGTTGGTGGTAATACGATCTTCAGATTTAGTGTAATCTCTGCCAATAGAGGAGCTGTCTATGGCCAAACTGTTTGCCAAGACAATAGACAAATATTTTTTTACGCTGATGATGGTTTCTTTCAAATTAATGGTGATCAAGTATTGCCTATAGGAGCTGAAAAAGTAAATAGATTTTTTGAAAACGATTTAAATAAAGCTTACACAGATAGAATAACAAGTGCTGTTGATCCATTTAACACACTAGCTATATGGTTATATCCAAGTAAAAATAATCCTAACACAACAGGTATTTGTGATAGATTATTAATTTATAATTATGTAACTCAAAAGTGGTCTTTAGCAAATGTTAAAGCATCACAAATTTTTAAACAATTTGTAGTAGCTAACACAGTTGAGTTAATGGATATTATTAGTGAAAACTTAGAAGATATTAATATTTCACTAGATACAGCTTTCTGGACCACAGGTCATTTATATTTAGGTGCAATTGATGAAAATTTTAAAGCATCTATATTTAGTGGAAAGAATTTAGAAGCTGAGCTTGAAACGAAAGAAACAGAAATATTTCCTGGAGCAAGAGCAAACATAACTGGCATAAGACCATTGGTTGACGCTAGTGCAAATGTAATTGTTAAAACAAGAGATAAATTAGCCGATGATGTAACATCAAGTGCATCAGCAACAATGAATGATAGTGGTATCAACCCTGTAAGAAAAAGTGGTCGATACTTTAGGGCTAATGTTAAAATACCAGCAGAGTCTATTTGGAGTCATGCACAAGGTATTGATTTAATAGCAACACCAGGAGGGTCAAGATAATGAGTGATAAAGTTGATATAGATAATGTTCGTTACTCATTTGAAGCACAAGAGCTTTTTCAAAGACAAGTAGAAGAAGCTGTAAATAATTTAGTAAATAAAAACAATACAGAAAACGATAAAGCGTTTAACTGGTTTATGGGGTAACATGACAACAAATATAAAAGATTATTCAACAACACAAGCAAACAATACTTCTTTAAATGGCATCAGTACAGCAGAGGGGATGCTTCCTAGTAATTTGAACAATGCCATAAGAGGCTTAATGAAAAATACTAGAGATTGGTTTAACGATGCACAATGGATTGAGTATGGTGATGGGGATGCAAGCTACACTGCTGCTTACGCATCAGCAACTTCTTTTACAATAGCTGGTGTAGATGTAACTTCAATTTACCATGCTGGTCGTAGAATTAAATTAACAGCTAGTACCCCTGGAACAATTTTTGGAACAATCGCTAGTTCATCGTTTTCTACAAACACAACAGTAAATGTTACTTGGGATAGTGGATCACTTTCAAACGAAGCAATCTCAAATGTTTATATTGGTGCATTATCTAAAACTAACGACTCTATCCCAACTGGGATTAACGCTACTAAAATAGCTGATGGGTCAATATCAAATACAGAATTTCAATATCTTAATGGTGTTTCTAGTGCAATCCAAACTCAATTAGATGCTAAACAACCTACTATTACAGGAAGTGCTTCTACAATAGACACAGAAAGTCTAACTGCAAATAGAGCAGTGATTTCAAATGGCTCACAAAAAATAGCAGTTAGTGATGTAACAGATACAGAGTTGGGATATTTAGATGGAGTTACATCAAGTGTTCAAACACAAATAGATTCAAAACAAGCAACAATAACTGGTGGTGCTTCAACTATAGCGTCATCAGATTTAACTGCTTCAAGAGCATTACAATCAAATGGTAGTGGTAAAGTTGAAGTTAGTGATGTTACTACTACAGAACTTGGTTATCTTGATGGAGTTACATCAGCTATTCAAACTCAAATTGATGGCAAACAAAATAGCGATGCTCAACTTACTGATATTGCAGGTCTTACACCAACCGATAGTAATTTTATTGTTGGGGATGGATCAAATTTTGTAACAGAAAGTGGTGCTACTGCTAGAACATCTTTAGGTCTAGGCTCTATATCAACACAAGCATCAAACAATGTTTCAATATCAGGAGGATCTGTTACTGGTCTTGGATCACCTAGTAATAATTCAGACGCAGCGACTAAATCTTATGTAGATCAAGCTGTAGCTGGATTAAGAACTAGAATTATTGCAGAATGTGCTACTACAGGAAATGTTAATTTATCAAATGGCCTAGAAGCTGGAGACTCAATTGATGGAGTAACATTGGTAGCTGGTGATAGAGTTTTAGTTAAAGATCAAAGTACAGCTAGTGAGAATGGTTTATATTTAGCAGTATCAAGTGGTGCTGCTTCAAGAGACCCTGAGCATGACACAATAGCAGAGCTATCTGGTGGAATGGTTGTAGTTAATCAAGGATCAACAAACGATAATAAAATATTTTTATGTACTACCGATAACACAGGATCAGTTGGATCAACATCAATTACTTACACAGTAATTACACCAAGTAACACAGGAACAGTGACTAGTGTTGGAATTGCTGATGGAGGAGCTTCTGAATTTACTGTTGGTAGTACACCAGTAACATCTAGTGGAAATATCACACTAGCTGTTAATTCTATTGCACACACTAAAATTTCAGGACTAGGAACTGCGGCTACTCAAACTGTTGGAACAAGTGCAAACAATGTAGTTCAATTAAATGGATCAGCTCAACTTCCAGCTGTTGATGGAAGCAACTTAACTAACTTACCAGGAGCAAGTGCAGGTTTTGCTGTTGCTATGGCAATCGCCCTGTAATTAATAAAAGGAAATAATAATGGCACAAGATTTTGAAAGAGTTTTAAAAACAAGTATAGGCACATCAGCTACAGAAGTAAGAGCTGCAGCTAATAGTGATGATGCAATTATTGGTATGAGATTTGCTAATAAATCAACATCAGCAGTTACAGTTAGTGCTACTGTTAAAAACTCAAGCACAAGCTATTATTTGATAAAAGATGCACCAATACCAGCTGGGAGTTCTTTAGAACTTATAGATGGTGGAGCAAAAGTAGTTTTACAATCAGGAGATAGTGTTGAAGCATTATCAGATACAGCAAGTGCTGTGGACTGCATTTTATCAGTAGTAGATTCAATTAGTACATAAGGATTACATAAATGAGTTATATTGGAAATCAACCAGCAGAAAGTTATAGTGCTTTTCAAAAGCAAGACTTTAGTACAAGTGCAACTACTTCGTACACTTTAGATCATCCTGTTGCTAATGGAAATGAAATCGCATTATTTATTAATTTTGTAAGACAAGAACCTACAACTGCATATACTGCAAGTGGTACTACACTTACTCTAACAAGTGCAACATCTGGAACAGATGATATGTATTGTGTGTATTTAGGTAAAGCTGTTCAAACAGTAAATCCTCCAAGTGGTTCTGTTGGAAGCTCACAAGTAGCATCTACAATTAT